ACTAAACAAGGGCTTTTCAATCGTTCAAGCAATCGTTGATTCTTTTTCAGGAATCAATAAGGCAGTAATTATGGCACGTGGTGCTGAAGCTAATTACCAAATTGCCGAACAGTTACGACACGAGTATCCGGATATGAGTGTACCTGCAATTGCAGCTATGCTTAATGATCGTTTACGCAAGGAGGTTTATGGTGATTAAATTTATTAAAAAACTATTTACTCCTAAAGATCCTGTTGAACATTATCTAGCAAATGCACATGATGTGTATGATCTAGAAAATCGTTTAAAGGAACTTCGCCGTAAAGGAATCTGGGTATAATGTGGCCGTATACAGAGGAAGAGGTTGAAGCCTTAAACTAAAATAAATAGATGGGAGCGGGCAACTGCTCCCATTAACCATAGGAGGGTAATATGATGAGTGAAGAACGTATCTGTGGAAATTGTAACCACCGTTGTCATTGTTATCAGCCAAGTTGTGAGGAATCAATTGGTGTTGGTATGTCAGACAAATACCAGCCTTGTGATTGCAAAAAGTGTGATTGCAGAAATGATATCCCATCAACTTTTACAAACAGGAATTAAAAATGAATATACATCAACTCAGAGAAGAATTAAAAATTGATGAAGGAGTAAAGTATGAAATATATCTCGACCATTTGGGTTTGCCTACTTTTGGCATCGGCCATTTGGTTATCGATAGAGATCCAGAATTTGAAGCTCCAGTCGGCACTCCTGTCTCAGAAGATAGAGTCAATGAATGCTTCGACCAAGACGTTGAAATTATGCTTGGAGAGTGCAGAAAACTCTACGAAGATTTTGATGACTTGCCTGAAGAAGCACAACTAATTATTGCCAATATGATGTTCAATATGGGCCGTCCTCGCCTGTCAAAATTTAAAGGCATGAAACGTGGGGTAGATGCTCGCGATTGGAATGCTGCAGCAGATGAAATGGTAGATTCTAGATGGTATCGTCAGGTAACCAATCGTGCCGACCGTTTGGTACAAAGAATGAGAGCATTGGCATAAAAAAACACTTTACATTTCTCCGATAATGTATTATAATAGTACTATGTTGTCGGAGGTTTTATGTCATTTTATACATCAGTAGTTCGTTATTCTAACTATATGCTTTACCGTGGCTATGATAATAACGGTAAAAAAATATTCAGAAAAGATTTTTTCAAACCAACATTCTACATACCAGCCCAAAAAGATACGGGTTGGCGTGGACTGGATGGTACAGCAGTTGGACCTGTTGAATTTGAATCCATGCGCGAGGCCAAAGGATGGCTTGAGCAATATGAAGATGTAAAAGGATTTCAAGTTTATGGTTCAACTAACTATATTCACCAATACATTACGGAAAAATTTCCACGTGATATTGAATTTGATCGTGACCTAATTAATGTAACCACAATTGATATTGAAACTGCATATGAAAATGGATTTCCTAATCCAGAAGATGCAGACCAAGAAATATTGGCCATCACAATGAAAAATAATATTGATGGCATTTATCACGTTTGGGGTTATGGTGACTTTGATACAGAGGCATCTCTTATCAAACCGGTTCAATATCGTAAGTGTAAGGACGAAGTAGAACTTCTAGTAAGTTTTCTTGATTTTTATTCCAGACAAGATGTAATACCAGACGTATTAACTGGTTGGAATGTTAGGTTCTTTGATGTGCCATATCTTGTAAACCGAGTGTCTCGCATACTTGGTCTTGATATGGTAAAAAAGTTCTCTCCTTGGGGTATGATTGAACATCGTAATATAACTCGTATGAATCGTAAGGAAATCACATACGATATCAGAGGTGTTCAGATCCTAGACTATCTGGAACTATTCCAAAAATTTGGTTACACATACGGAAAACAAGAATCATATAAACTTGATCATATTGCCTATGTTGTCCTAGGGACAAAGAAACTATCCTTTGAGGAATCCGGCTCACTTCGTAATCTATATAAAGACGACCACCAAAAATATATTGATTATAATATGAAAGATGTTGAATTGGTGGATCGTCTTGAAGATAAAATGGGTCTTATCACACTTGCCATGACCGTGGCATATAAAGGTGGTGTAAACTATGGTGATGTGATGGGGACCGTTGCAATTTGGGAATCAATTATTTATCGAAAGTTGATTACCCAAAAATCAGTACCACTGGCATTTTCCGACAACGCAACAAAGACTAACTTTGCCGGTGGTTTTGTCAAGGATGTTCAGGTTGGAATGCATGACTGGGTTGTGTCATTTGACCTGAACTCCTTGTATCCTAATATTATTGTGCAATGGAATATGTCACCAGAGACATTGGTACGTGGTGTGCCTGGTGTAAAATCTGGCGTGGACCATTATCTTGGTTATTATGGTTCTGAATTGGATCCACTTCATGAGGCTGTCCGTGACAAAAACTATACAGTTGCCACTAATGGATCCACATACCGTAAGGATATAGATGGGGTTGTTCCATCCATTATTGTTGACTATTATGATGACCGACGGTCTGTTAAAAACCAAATGTTGGCAGCAGAAAAACAATATCAAAAAACAAAAACGTATGAACTTGAAAAAGAAATTAATCGGTTGCATAACCAACAGATGGCTATTAAAATTTTGATGAACTCACTTTATGGTGCTCTTGGTAATCAATATTTTAAATACTTTGACTTGCAGGTTGCCGAGGCCGTAACCTTAACAGGGCAGATGGTTATCCAATGGGCAGAAAAAGCCGTTAATGAAACTATGAATAAGGTAATGAAAACAAATGGAAAAGATTACGTTATTGCTATTGATACCGATTCTCTTTATATTAATTTCGGTCCTCTTATAGAGCAATTAAATCCAAAAAATCCAGTACAGTTTCTTGATAAGGTTTGCCAAGAACATTTTGAACCTATTCTGAAAAAATCCTATGATGATCTATTCCATAAGATGAATGGTCACAAACCAAGAATGGAAATGTCAAGAGAGGTTATTGCAGACCGCGGAATCTGGACTGCCAAGAAACGCTATATACTTAATGTGCATAACTCAGAAGGTGTACAGTATGATGAACCTAAACTCAAAATTATGGGCATTGAGGCCATCAAGTCGTCAACTCCCGAGGTTGTCCGAGGTAAATTCAAAGAGGCATTTCGGATTATCATTTCGCAAGGTGAAAAAGATACTCAGAACTTCATACAGAAATTCAAATCGGATTTTAAATCGCTCCCACCCGAGGCAGTGGCATTTCCACGGGGTGTCTCGAATATTACAGACTGGCGCGATAGGAAAACTATATACAAGAAAGGTAGCCCTATTCACGTCCGAGGATCCTTGCTATATAATAAACACCTCAAAGATGGAAAACTCACACAAAAATATGAATTAATTGAAAATGGCAGTCGGATTAAATTCTGTTATCTAAAACTACCAAACAGAATTAAGGAAAACGTAATTGCATTCCCAGACCAATTACCAAAAGAATTACAACTTGACCGCTATATAGATTATGAATTACAATTTGAAAAAACATTTATTGAACCACTCAGACTAATATTGGATGCAGTTGGTTGGACAGTAGAAGAACAACAGACACTGGAGGATTTCTTTGTATGACAAACTTTAAGGCCGTAGGCGAATTTATGAACACATTTGGTCAAGAGGTAAAGACAGAACCGGATTGGCCAGATGAGGACACCCAGAAATTAAGACTTGAATTGATTGCTGAAGAACTAGAGGAGATGTGGGATGCGATTGAAAATAAAGACCTCGTCAGTGTTGCTGATGCTCTTACTGACATTCTGTACGTTACTTATGGTGCAGGTCATGCTTTCGGTATAGACCTTGATAAGTGCTTTGAGGAAGTACAAAGATCTAATATGAGTAAACTTGGTGAAGATGGTAAACCTATTTACCGTGAGGATGGTAAAGTATTAAAAGGTCCAAATTATTCGGAACCAGATCTAAAAAACACTTTACATTTTCCGAAAGATGTGATATAATATACAAAATACAATAAGGGTTTATTATGCATTATCCACAGTATCCAATCTATATTATCTCTAAAGGCAGATGGGATTCACGTATGACACAACGTACGATGGAAGACCTAGGTTTGCCATACCGAATTGTCATTGAAGATTCTGAATATGACAAATACGCAGAAAATGTACCTAAGGAAAAAATCTTAGTTTTACCAGATGGTTTTCGTGATAATCCACTATATGCAAAAGTGGATGAAAACACTGGACTCATTGGTGGTTCAATTCCTGTCCGTAACTTTGTTTGGGAACATTCCATCTCTGAAGGTCATGATCGCCATTGGGTTCTAGATGATAATATGAGACACATTTATCGGCTACATCAAAACAAAAAAATTCGAATGGAATCCGGATCATCATTTAGGATCATTGAGGACTTTGTTAACAGATACGAAAATGTAAAATTGGCCGGTATGAATTATGCATTCTTTTGCCCATCAATGGTTAAACGGCCACCATATTATGTGAACACTAGAATTTACTCTTGTATTCTAATTGATAACTCATTGCCATTCCGTTGGCGTGGCAGATTCAATGAGGATACTGATTTATCAATACGTGTATTAAAAGAAAATGCATGTACCATGTTGTTTAATCAATTCCTTGTCGGCAAGGCCGCCACTATGACAATGAAAGGTGGTAATACCGAAGAGGTTTACAACATCGATAAGGTTGGTGACCGAAACCATCGTGAAGGTGCCGATGACTTTGATAACCGTAGGGAATTTGCAGATTCACTTGTAACGCAACACCCTGACGTTGTTAAGGTTGCATTTAAATGGGGCAGATGGCATCACAATGTTGATTATTCAGTATTCTTACAAAAACCTAAAATGAAACCTGGACTAAATATACCACGTGGCACTAATGAATACGGAATGGTATTAAAGGAAATTTCGCCAGACCAATTAGATGATGATAAAGGAGATGAGAACAGTGGCGACTAATAAAAACAATGTGGATGATGTATCAAATAATTTGTTTATATTATCCGGTGATGAAGAAGAAAGGACTCCATACGAGTGGGACGGTATGCCAGCATTTGAACAACCAAAGGGTGAAGCAGAAATTAAAATGATTGTGCGATTCAGAACTTACGAAGATGTAAGAGAATTTGCAGAAAAAATTGGTCAGAATAATATTACTGACCGAACAAAGTCCATTTGGTATCCAGCATTGGATAAAGGCCGAAACAGTTTATTACGCTGGATGGATGAGGATGATGCTTAACCCAAAAAAATACTTAACGGAAACAACTGATATATTCCAAGATGTAGAAACACATTTTGATATTGAATCATATGTTTCTGATCTTATTTCGTCTTATGATCAACATACAAAAGTTGAAGAGCCAATTTATATTTTATCAAAGGGTCGACATGATTGTACATATACCAATTTAACCCTTGATAAGGATAATGTTTCCTATAAGTTTATTGTTGAACCTCAAGACTATGATGCCTATGCAGAAAACCATGGTACTGAAAAATTAGTAAAGTTGGATAAAAATAATGGTGGTATTGATTACGCCAGAAATTTTGCAAAGGAATATTCCAGAAGTCAAGATGAAAAATGGCACTGGCAAATGGATGATGATATCCAAAATTTCAGAATCAGAATGAATGGTAAGAATGAAAAAATGCCAGCAAGGCATAATTTATCCATAGTTGAAAATACCACAAAACTTTTTGATAATATTGCTATATCTGGAATCAGTAGTTCAGCATTTGCCTTTTCAAAGAAACAGCCAGTAAAGATTAATCAACTTGCATATTCATGTGTATTGATAAACAATTCGGTTGACCTAAAGTGGGATATTGGTGGCTGTGAGGATTGGCATTATACCTTATGTGCACTAGAAAAGAATTGGTGTACAATTGCCTTTTCACACGTTGTTTTTGATGCACCTACAACTGGTGTACAAAAAGGCGGCAATATGACCCATTGGGAATCAACCGAAAAACGTAAACAATTATATGAACGGTTTGTAAAACACTGGCCAAATAACTTTGCTGTAAAACCTATGACTGGACCAAAGGGTTGGAAACTTCAACATAAGAGAAGATTCTTTACTGATTATAAACAGAAACCAATAATTAATGGTTTACATTTACAGTGATATATGATATAATACTATTATGCAAATATCCGGTACTATATTCAAATCTTTATTTGACAACAAAACTCAAGGCAGATTCGATCTGGCAGACTTTGATGCATTTGAAAAAGTTCTATATGAACTGTCCGAAGTAAAACGTAAGGACAAAAAAGATGCATCATTAATGTCACCTGCTACATATTTGGCAGATACCACACGTAAGAATGATAATGTCATTGAATGGTCTGGTTGGTGTTGTGTGGATATTGATGATTATAAACCAAATGGAGATTTGGAATATGATTTACTTAACCGTTTTGGTAATTATCGTTTTGTTTGCTATAGTACGGCAAGTAGTACAATCGATCAACCAAAGTTCAGACTTGTGTTCCCACTTACGACATCGGTTGAACGAGACAAAATTAAGCACTTCTGGTATGCGCTTAACACAGAACTCGGAGACCTCGCAGATAAGCAGACTAAAGACTTATCTAGAATGTATTATATCCCTGCGACGTATGGTAATGCTCACAACTTTATTTTTAGTAATAGAGACAGTGATTTTATTGATCCTAATGAATTAATGTTCAAACATGAATATCATCAGAAATCAAATCTTAATAATTTCTTTGATAGATTACCTGATGCCATTCAACAACAAATTATCGAACACCGTAAACAGAAATTAGATAATACAAATATTGCCTGGACATCCTATAGAGATTGTCCATTCTTTCCTAAAAAACTTGAGGCAGAATATCGCCTTATTAATAATACTGGTTGGTACCATAAAATGTATCAGATTATGGTTGCCATTGCCGGTAATGCCATTAAAAGAAATTATCCAATTACGTCTGCAGAAATATCCAAAATGTGCAGAGAACTTGATATGGAAACAGGTAACTGGTATGAGAACCGGCCACTGGATAAAGAAGCCGATAGAGCTCTAGAATACGTATACAAAAATATGTAATTTTTTTAATTTTTTTGTAAAAAAACACTTTACATTATACTCTAGATGGTTTATAATAGTATTATAAGTGTTTTTAATTTAGGAGCTAAACATGACAAATTTCGGAATCAACTTTGTAAGTGCACAAGATGCAGGTCTTACCCTTACTATTGAAACTTTAAATGGTGAAATCCAGCGTCGTGCAAAAGATGCATACGATGTTGCAGATTGGATCAAAGAATTTGGTATTTCATCAAGATGTTTCTTTTCATCAACCATGGACTTTGCTGCAGAAGAAGGTTTTGCAGATGATGATGGTGCAATGGAAATGTTTGATCGTGGCGCCAAAATTGCTGGAGTTGCATAATGTACAGTAAAGAGTTTATGGCTACTTTAGGCCAATATGTTTATGGTTATCTACCAAATGGTCAACTCTTTGATCCTGAAAATGAATATTTGGGTAAAGGTGTTGATAAAAGATGCCTGGATCATGTAAAGGAAAAAGGCCTAAATCCAGAAAATATTTGGATCGTTGGTAGAAATCTAGAAAAATACGCAGAGACAACTCCTGCGCATGAAATCGCATCATTTGCCGTTGAGGCATTAATGCTTGCCACACAGAAACCAAAACACAATACAGCAAGTGGCAGATACCAACAGGACTGTTGGATTAATACCAAACTATCTGACCTATACGCAGAGTGGCAAAAAACACAGATTAATATTTACAAAGAAATGAACAGATTTGTTTCTGAATATAATCTGGATGATACTCTTTCCTCTGGTTGGTGGAGTGGTTCATCATTTATGTTATCTGCTGGTAGAGCAAACAGTATTGAGAAATACATTAACGTTACTCCACTTGTAGATGGTTATGAAAACTATGTCAGATTTGCATTTTCAAATTCTAAGGAAATGTCAAAGAAAGAAAGAGCTAAATCATGGGCAATAGATAATCCAGATTATGATATATCGTTCAATGATGCTGGAGATACAATTGACATTAAAGGTCTTTCCATAAATGATGCTCTTGATTTGTGGTCATCTCAATAATACTATATAATATCATAAGGAGAAATGATATGAAAAATATTGCAATCATTGGTCACGGCTATGTTGGTAAAGCCGTAGACTATGGATTCAACACCAACGAAGTAAAGAAAATCCTTATTGATCCTGCACTGTATAATAACAGTCTTGAGGATCTACGAGGTACAAGAATTGATGCATCATTTGTTTGTGTTCCTACCCCTATGGGTAAGGACGGGTCAATTGATGCATCTATTGTTATCCAAACTGTAAAGGATTTAGCCTCAATTACTCAAGGAATGATTGTAATTAAATCAACTGTCGTTCCAAGTGTTGTGGAAGATTTATCCAATGTGCATCGTCACGTGATTTATAATCCGGAATTTCTTACTGAAAAGAATGCATTGGATGATTTTATTAATCCACCTATGCATGTCTTTGGTGGTGATTCTAAAACCACAAAGGAACTCGAAAAACTTTATGAGAACCATTCACGGTGTAAACCCTGTCCTGTATTCCATATGACTGCCATGGAAGCATCATTTGTTAAATATGGTATTAATTCATTCCTTGCAACTAAGGTTCTATGGATGAATCAGTTCCAGGATATTTGTGATAACTATCATGCAAAATACAACGTGATTGCAAATGTCATTGGTTCGGATCCACGTATTGGCCACAGTCATATGCAAGTACCTGGTCCAGATGGCCGTAAAGGATTTGGTGGTGCCTGTTTCCCTAAGGATACAAAAGCCTTTGCTCACTTTGCAGATAAAGAGTTTTCTATTCTGAACGAAGTCATTGAGCAAAATAACCATTACCGCGCACAATATGAACTTGACGACCGTGAAAAAGAACAAAATGTGGTTTACATTTAACGGTAAATGTGATATAATAATCAAAACGTTAGGAGTAAAAAATGGCTAAAATTGCAATTACAGGCCTTGCTGGATTTATTGGATTTCATCTAGCACAAAAATTACATGCCGATGGTCACCACGTTGTTGGTTTTGATAATTTTAATGATTATTATGATCCAGAGCTTAAAAAAGCTAGGGCTCGAAAACTTATAGACAGATGTGGTATTGTGGTAGAGGATAGTGACCTTACTGATACCAAATATATGGATGATTGGTTTTATTATAAAAGACCTGATATTGTAATGCACCTTGCCGCATATGCAGGTGTACGCCATTCGATGGTTGACCCAGGTAATTATATCCAAAACAATGTTGTCGGTACTCATAATCTAATCGAGGCCTGTACCAAGGCTGGTGTTGACAAAGTTGTTTTTGCATCCACATCTTGTGTGATGGCTGGTAATCCATTACCTTGGAACGAATCAGAAAAACTTGGTTATCAGTTAAACCCTTATGGTTATACCAAGGCAACAAATGAATCACAGTTTATGGCATCAACAATACCTACGACTGTTGGTCTTAGATTCTTTACCGTGTATGGTCCATGGGGTCGGCCTGATATGGCTCTATTTGATTTTACCAAAAATATTATTGCCGGTAATTCAATTGATCTATTTAATAATGGTGATATGATTCGTGATTTTACTTATGTAGATGATATTGTAAATGGTATTCAAATTATATTAGAAAAAAGTTTGCAAGATTCCGAGGCAAAAGAAATATATAATATTGGTAATGGGAGACAAGTTCCACTTATGGAATTTGTTGAGAACATTGAAAAACAACTCGGTCGTACGGCAGAAAAAAACTATGTGCCAAAACATCCAGCAGATACTAGGGCAACCTGGTCCGATACCACAAAACTTCAGGCGTTAGGTTACAAGGCAGAAACCCCTATTGAACAGGGTGTGGAAAAATTCGTTTCCTGGTATAAATCATATTATGGAGTAAATTAATGAAAGTCGGTTTGACTGCTTCAACATTTGATCTGTTACATGCAGGTCATATTGCAATGTTACGTGAAGCAAAGTCTCAGTGTGATCATCTAATTTGTGCATTACAAGTGGACCCATCCGTTGATAGGCCAGAAAAAAATGCACCAGTACAGTCCATCGTGGAACGATATGCACAACTCTCAGCAGTAACCTATGTTGATGAGGTATTGGTCTATTGTACCGAAGAGGATCTATTAGATATCATACAGATGTATCCCATTGACCTTAGGATTCTTGGTGAAGAATACCGAGACAAGGACTTCACCGGAAAGGATGAATGTCGCAGAAGAGGCATTCAATTATATTTCAACAAACGTGAACACAGATTTAGTTCTAGTGATTTACGCAAACGTGTAGCCTTAAAAGAAAAGGGGAAATAAAATGTCAGCAACTCAGGAATGGATTAAAGAACAATTCGCAAAAGAATCACCACGAATCATTACCGAATATTCATTACAGCAACAAGTTGATGCGTTGACACAACGAGTCCGAACTCTTGAAGAGGATTTAGCTTGGAGACAAAAGGAACGCGGATAAAAATATATTTACAAAATGGTTAGAATGTATTATAATACTATAATATACAAAACTCTAGGAGTGATTAATGTCAATAATGGATAAACTCAAAAAGAATTCCAAGTTAAAAGCTACGGAAGTTCTTTCTGAGTCCAAATTTTTTAATGAAAAGGATATGGTACCGACAGATGTACCTATGGTAAATGTCGCACTATCCGGATCAACAGAGGGTGGACTTGCCCCGGGCCTTACAGTCCTTGCCGGTCCATCAAAACACTTTAAAACATCATTTGCCTTATTAATGGCAAGTGCATATATGAAAAAATACAAAGATGCCGTAATGCTCTTTTACGATTCAGAGTTTGGTTCACCTCAGGCATACTTTGAACAATTTGAAGTTGACACATCTCGTGTATTACATACACCAATCACAAACGTAGAAGAACTTAAATTTGATTTAATTGGTCAACTTGAAGGTCTGGATCGTAATGATAAGGTTATTATTGTTATTGATTCAATTGGTAATCTTGCATCCAAGAAAGAAATGGAAGATGCCATCAATGAAAAATCTGTGGCCGATATGTCACGGGCCAAGGCACTTAAAGGTTTGTTCCGTATGACAACACCTTATCTTGCCATGAAAGATATTCCACTTCTTGCAGTAAATCATACCTATCAAGAAATTGGATTATTCCCTAAGGCAATTGTGTCTGGTGGTACTGGCATTTATTACTCAGCCGATAACATTTGGATCCTTGGTCGTAGACAGAATAAAAAGGGTACAGAGGTTACTGGTTATGACTTCGTAATCAATGTGGAAAAATCCCGGTACGTAAAAGAAAAATCCAAAATTCCTATTACCGTATCATGGGAAGGTGGTGTTGAAAAATACTCTGGCCTTCTGGATGTGGCAATGGTTGGTGGTTATGCACAGAAACCAAGCAATGGTTGGTATGAGGCAATTGATCCATCAACTGGTGAAGTACTTACTGGCAAAACTCGTGAGGCCGGGACACTTGAAGAAGAATTTTGGGATCCAGTATTTGCCAAAACAGATTTCAAAGAATACATTAAAAAGGCATATACGATTGGTCATAAATCAGAAATCGATATGGATGCACTAGTCGATGAAGCATAAAGAAAATGTAACGTATGAATTAGTTCCATCGCCTGAGGATGAACAGGCATGGAACGTTCGTATTCTTGATGGTATGTACAATGAAACTGTTGTGAAATATGGTGCAATTAGTTTTAATGAACATGATGGAACTGATGAACAACTTTCATTTAACTTTACTGTTGTTGAATCTCCAGATAATGATTTATCTGAATCTGATGAGGACTTACAAGAATTTGCAGGTAGACTTTTAGAGCATATTATTGTAAAGGCCATAGAAGCAGGTGAAATTGAAATGCAAGAACGGGAAACATGAAAGCAAATTTAGAACAAACAATCCTTCGGAATATTCTGACTGATGAAAATTATATGCGTAAGGTATTGCCTTTCATCAAACCTGATTATTTCGAAGGTATATACAGAATCCTATTTAAGGAAACTGGTAAGTTTGTAGCCAAATATAACAAACTGCCTACAGCAGAAACCTTTAAAATTGAATTGGATTCATCTGATAGGTTATCTGGTGAAAATTATACAGTTGCAGTTGATATTATCCCACAGTTGTTTTCCAAAGAACCAATTGATGAGCAATGGTTACTTGACAGTACAGAAAAGTGGTGTCAAGATAGAGCAATTTATAATGCCATTATGGAATCCATTTCAATCATTGATGGTAAACACGAATCACTAACAAAAGGGGCATTACCTGATCTATTATCCAAGGCACTTGGTGTTGCCTTTGATACCAATGTGGGTCACGATTATGTGGAAAACTATGAGGACAGATACGACTTCTACCACAAGGAGGAGGAGAGAATACCTTTTGACCTTGATTACTTCAACAAGATCACCAAAGGTGGAATTCCTAATAAAACACTTAATATTGCTCTTGCTGGTACCGGGGTTGGTAAGTCTTTATTTATGTGTCACGTTGGGGCAAGTGCTCTTGTGGATGGTAAAAACGTTCTTTATATTACCATGGAAATGGCTGAAGAGAGAATTGCGGAACGTATCGATGCGAATCTTCTAAATGTACCTATTGACCAATTACCAAATATGTCACGTGAAATGTTCCGAACCAAGGTTGAGGATATTGCACGTAAGACTACTGGTAAACTAATTGTGAAAGAATATCCTACTGGTTCTGCTCATGCCGGACACTTCCGTGCACTCTTAAATGAACTGAAATTAAAAAGACAATTTGAACCAGATATTATCTTTATTGATTACCTAAATATTTGTGCAAGTTCACGTATGAAAGGAATGGGTGGTGCTATCAATTCTTACAATTATATTAAGGCGATTGCAGAGGAACTCCGTGGTCTTGCAGTCGAATTCGATGTCCCTGTTTTTAGTGCAACTCAGACTACACGTTCTGGCTATTCGAACTCGGATGTTGGCTTGGAAGATACATCTGAATCATTTGGTCTCCCGGCAACGGCAGACTTAATGTTTGCTCTTATCTCAACAGAAGAGCTAGAAAATATGGGTCAGATGATGGTTAAACAATTAAAGAATAGATATAATGATCCAACATATAATAAGAGATTTGTGATTGGAGTTGACCGGGGTAAAATGAGATTATTTGATGTTGATGAAAATGAACAAACACTCACAGACGATACACCTGTATTTGATAAAACAGAAATGCAAGGCAACATGTCAAAATTTAAGGACTTCAATATAGTATGATAAAAGAAATGTATGATAATACGGTTCAAATAAATTGTACCGATACGGATAAAACCTCAGAGGCCGAAATTGGAGATTATAAAAAGGGTGTTGGTTTTAATGCCTATATTGCCAATACCAAAATTCCTTTTAGATGGAATGGTAAGGTTTACGTTGGTAATTCAGTAGGGTTGGAATTTACATCATCTGGCCCTAGATCATATGGAGTAAAAACATGAAGTTACTTTCAGAATATTGGGGTGGGCCAGAATATCCTGGACGTAGGGCAGAGGTTTTTCATGATGATGATCGTGGATGTTTTGTTGTTAATTTTTACCAAGAAAAAACAACAGAGGAACTTATTGCCTCACGTGAAATGATTACAGATGGTGTTGCACATAGTGAACGTTATGCCGAAGATGCGGCCGAAAACTTTTGTCTCGGTTATATGCAAATTGATTTGGATAAATAAAATGAATAAAATATTTAAACGTCTAGGTCTTAAGGATCAATATGGTTGGGAGGAAACCAGTGTAGTTGGCTTTATTACTTTGTGGTCACTATATGGTTATGGTTTATACATATTATTGATGGAATTATTTACATGAACGCTAGATTAATCAGTTACTCACAAACACCGGAGGATCTTTATGTCGGTCAGGATATCCAAGAACTCATTGCGTATTGCGCCCGTGTCTCGAACCCCTCGAACCAAAATAACACCGAAACGTCCGAAAGACTGTTATCATATCTTGCAAAACACAAACATTGGTCGCCTTTCGAAATGGTGTCTGCTTGCATAGAAATTGAAACCACAAGAGATATTGCCCGTCAGATCCTACGTCACAGGTCATTTTCATTTCAAGAATTTAGTCAACGATATGCAGATCCAACTGATGATTTAGGATTTGTATTACGCAAGGCTCGTTTACAAGATGAAAAGAATAGACAGAACTCTATTGACGTAGATGATGCAGCGTTACAACAAGCTTGGGAAAAGGTTCAAAAGAATGTGATCTCTGGTGCAGAGACGGCATATCAATGGGCCATTGAAAATGGTATTGCAAAAGAGCAAGCAAGAGCAGTATTACCTGAGGGTCTGACTGTATCGAGAATGTATATGAATGGAACCATTCGTTCATGGATTCATTTTATTGAATTACGATCCGGTAATGGTACCCAAAAGGAATGCCAAGATGTTGCAATTGCATGTGCCAAAGCCATTATAGAAATATTTCCACTTACAGAGAAGTTTATTGCCAACCCATAAACAAATGCACAGAGTCTTCTATATGGTCAAAGGTTGGATTGGGCCAGAACACTTGGTTAAAGACTGCTATGATGGCTACTGTAGAAGACTTTGGTATGATGAGGAAACCTATTATAAAGAAGATGGTTTTGAAGAGGAATACCAAAAAAAGTTTAAAAAAAATTAAAAAAAACACTTTACATTATCTCGAGAATGGTATATAATAGTTATATGGATATTAACTGAGGAGCTAAACCATGTCTAAACCAATTTCAAATTCTAAATTTCGTTCAATCATCAAGTCTATGCCTGCTGAAAAGCAACGTGAAACACTTGAACGTGAACTTCGTATCTTGCCACATTTTATTATGGAAGAAGCAGGTCGCATACCTCAGTTGCCTACTTCTGAAAAGTCAATTAAGTTTCTTGAGTCTCGTTTGAAGTGTGCAAGACTTCTTTGGACAGAATATCTGATTGAAAACCATGCTTAAGTATTTTGTACCAATCTTTGCTCTGGCATTTATCGGTGGTTTAACTACCGGTAAATCTGCCTTTGGTGCCACTGCTCAGGCAGGTGAATACCATGCACCTAATGATGAACAGAAATGTCTTACCGATAATATTTATTGGGAGGCAAGAAATCAAACCCCGAAAGGAATGATCGGTGTCGCTCTTGTTACTCGTAACCGGGTTCTTGATGATCGCTTTCCTCACTCATATTGTGAAGTTGTTGAACAAGGACCTACAAAACCGTCGTGGAATGATATCAACGTTAACATCCCTATTCGCCACCGTTGCCAATTTAGTTGGTATTGTGATGGGAAGTCTGATGATATTCCTTATTATGATTTGGATGTCTATGAGTTTGCTAGAACCATTGCTTTCAAAATTTATCATGGACATATTGAAGATTTTACTGATGGCGCAACTCACTATCATGCAACCTATGTGACGCCTGAATGGGCTAGTTCAAAAACCTTTATCATTCTGATTGATGAACATATATTTTATAGATGGGAAAAATAATGAAAACTAAAAAAGAAAAAATTGACAGAAAAACAGTCCGTGAACACTTAGGGTTAGATGCAATGAAACTGACACCAAGTGACTACTTTGATTCTAAAATTAATTATAAATTCAACGAAGCAAAGTTACTCGACGAGTTTAAAGTATATGTTGACTCCACTTACGATGCACACTATGCCAGTAATAATTTTCAGGCAACTGAATTTATTGTTGATGGTGGTCATGGTATGGGGTTCTGTATTGGTAATGTACTGAAATATGCACAGCGATATGGCAAAAAAGGCACCCATGAGGATGCCAGAAAAGATTTGTTAAAAGTTTTACACTATGGTCTTATCGCCTTATCCGTCCACGATTCATCTCGTCCCACCGAGTAGGGACTTTATAATTACATTGGTCTGCCATATGCACATTATGGAATAACATTATAATCATTATAATTATCCATGCAATGACAGACCAAAATAATATCATCCTCCGGATACAGCCATTATCATATAAATAAATGCTGCTGCCATTGCTCCAACTGCAAGAATGATTGTAATTCCTTGAGTGACTGCGTCTGACATTTCTTTTGCTTTACGTGCCTTTTCTTTCTTAGCCTGTAATGCTGCTTCCTTTGCTTCACGTATCCGTTTTGCTCTGAGGTCTACGATTGACTGCCATGTACCGACACCAAAACGATTATCAATCATAACACGCATTTTTTGCATTTGCTCTTGAGCTAATTTGGCATCGATAACTTCTTGGGCGACTGACTTGATACCAAGTTGATCACCAACACCATGACCTGCTTTTGCGGCACGTGCTTTTTGACACTCTTCCTCTCCTTTAAAGAGGTCTTCGATTGTATCACCAATCTCACTGATATCCTTTACGGTATCAATGTTGCTCTTAATAAAGTCCGTTGCTTGTTTGACAAGTGCAATACCTGTCAGCACTTCTGCGACTACCATTTCGATCTACCTTAAATAAGGGTTAGATATATGTCAAGGGAAAATATAGCTCACTTTCAGTAATATTTATATTTACAATTGATGCAAAATGTATTATAATATAAATAAATTTTTAAAATCAAAGGAGAATGATTTATGAATAAATTTTTAATTGCTGCAGCAGCAGTAATGACAGTAGCGTGGGCAACGGTTGCTCAGGCAGATCCGTTTAAGGTTGGTTTCGTATATGTGGGACCAGTCGGCGATCACGGTTGGACATATATGCATGATAAAGGCCGTCAGCAAGTTGAAGAACACTTTGGTGATGCCGTTGAAACTATCTTTGTTGAATCAGTACCAGAAGGACCAGATGCAGAACGTGTAATGCGTAATATGATTGCAGAAGGTGTAGATATGATCTTTACCACATCATTTGGTTATATGGAACAAACTGTAAAAGTTGCCAAAGAGAATCCTGATGTACTCTTTGAACATGCAACTGGTTATAAAACTGCACCAAACCTTTCTGTATATTCCTCACGTTTTTATGAGGGTCGTTATGTACAGGGTGTGATTGCTGGTCATATGTCCAAAGCAGGTAAGGCTGGTTATATTGCATCATTTCCAATTCCAGAAGTGATTCGTGGAATTAATGCATTTTATCTTGGCGCAATCTCTGTAAATCCAGATTTTGATATTGATGTTGTATGGGTAAACACATGGTATGATCCACCAAAAGAAGCAGATGCAGCAAAAGTTTTGATGGCAGCAGGTGCTGATATTATTACTCAGCATACAGATTCTCCTTCACCATTGGCCGCGGCCTCTGCTAATGGCATTAAAGGTTTTGGTCAGGCATCAGATATGATTCAGTTTGCACCTGATACTCAGTTGACTGCTATTCTAGATGAATGGGGACCTTATTATATTGCTCGTGTACAAGCAGGAATTGATGGCACATGGAGTGAAACCAATACTTGGGGTGGTATGGATACAGGAATGGTTGATATGGCGCCAATGACAAATATGGATCCAGAACTTGCTGCACATGCCGAGCATATTGCACATCACATTAAGACAGGTCACTTCAAACCTTTTGGTGATCTTGACGATGGGGCACTTGCAACCATGATGGAATATGTTGACGGATTGGATGCAGCAAAACCCTAAGTATAAATAGAATTGTTCGATGAAGCAAATCGAAAGGTAAACTGGACGGGGGTGCGATACCCCCCGCCTCCACCATAACATTATGGGGGCGAAATAGGATCGACAGGTATTGAATAGAGATGTGGAGAACAACGGCTGATCGCGTAATAGATCAATTAAGTAAATGCAAACGATAACTTTGCACCTGAGATGCGCCTAGCGGCATAATCTCTGGGCCCGCCGGAGCCTCGAAACAGAATCCGGCAACTTTATGGATTTGACATGTTATTTTATTGGTACATTTTTTATTTTATCTTTGCGACAATCGGCGCAACATTAGGATTGCATAGATATTGGGCTCATAGAAAAGGCTCTAGAAATATCTGGTTTGAATGGATATCGTTAATCTGTGCATTAATAATTGGCGTTTATAAACCCATAAGCTGGATAGGAATTCATAGACTACATCACAAATACAGTGATACCGCAAAAGATCCACACTCACCAAAATATCAAGGCTTTTGGAAAGTATTTTTATCTAGATGGGAAGGTCACATACCTTATCATTTGGTAAAGGACTGTGTAAGAAATCCTAGAATGAGATTCTTTCAGAGGTATGGCAAATACCTTATTTGGCCTGTAATTATTTTTTCTCCGTATACAATCATTCTAGGATATATTGGAATAGGAATATTAAATACTGCGGGACATTCGAATGGGCCAGCTAATCACTGGTGGATAAACATATTGGCACCATTTGAAGGGAATCATAAGGATCACCATGCAGGTTTATGATATAAAAGGAGAATGTCCTCAGATTATAAAGGATATATTCCATGATGAGATAGAGTATATTGCAAACAGTGATTTACAATTAAAAGAAAATTATTCAATTACAAGATTAAAATTGGATTCAATGATTTCCTTTGATGTTCTTATCGATGATGAGATGGACCTAGTTTGCTTTGGTGGATTACAAAAGATTAATGATGAAATTGCTAGAGTATCCTCAAGACATTATATGTCACAAAAGTATATAAAGACTTGGAAACAAGATAGGTTTAGGCCAAACTGGCAGTATCTTGTACCAAAGCAAATTCAACACGCATATGATTTGGGATACAAGGGTTTATTTTGGTCTGCACACATCTACAAGAAAAAGTCTCTGTTTGATCTTACATGTAAGAATGCCGAAGAGTTTACCGATATAAAATTTACACCTCTGTCTGGGCTATATAACATATATGGTGTAGGTCAAAGGGTGTGTCAGATTGGTGACCATGAATTAGGTTTTGCAAAAGAGAATATCTTTATGAATGATGATTATTTTTACCAATACAAAGATGAGCTATACACCTTGTTGAATAATCCACCAGCCAATGTAAACGTAGGTGGTTGGTTAGATCATGATTCTGGTCTCATTGATATTGTAGAACTTGAATCACATCCCATAGTTAACTACCTTGGTAAATACTTTGATGACATAAAAAAAGTTATGGTTGGTAAAACAAAAGGTGGAGTAATACCACCACATCAAGACCAGAGTGAACGAGATGATAACATGCACATGAAGATTAGAGTAGACGGAGACTGGTCTAGTTTCTATGTGCAAGATAAAACATACGGATGGAAAACATATTTCCCGAATACGGCAAACATAGCAATATTTGATAACGAAAAGAATGTGCATGGGGTAGACACAGATGAGTTTTTAATTCTGATACCCTATGGTAAATTGAAAAGAGAAATATATGAACGAGTTGATACAGAAAGTCGCTGAAGAAGGAATTGTAGTACTCAAAAATCAGCATATGTCTGACGAAGAGTTCTACCAGAAAAATCTAACCTGGGGTAAACACCAAGCATCTGGCATCCATGCATGTCACGAAGATTATCCTATCATATTTCGCGTTACAAATAAAAAGTTACCTAACGGCAAACAAGGACTGTTTAGTCGTGGTTTTTTAGATTGGCACTGTAATAATATGTTCTGTGTGGATCCAGAAGAAGTTGTATGTCTGTGGGGTAAAAAGGTAATCAAGAATGCTCCTACCATCTGGGCACATTGTACCAATATGTACCGAGACCTACCAGAAACTTTGAAAAAAGAATTGGATGATGTTTGGGTTACAATGTCTAATATCCATAACATCAAAGATGGTGGTCGGATCTATACCGGCGCAGGTGATCTTGATATGGAAGATGTAATCAAACTTGATAAGTGGAACTTCCGTACACGTGAAGGATTAGAAGCAGGGCTCTTTGATCCAAACCTTAGTGCCAAACAATTAAAATCAGGTCGATATCTAATCAAAGTAAAAAAGAAGCTTGTGAGGATTCACCCAGTGACCAGAGAGAAAGTTCTATACTTCCCATTCGGTCATATGTCAGATTTTCCACATAAGGATGAGTTAGTCGAACGACTGATGCAACCACAATATATCTACACCCATGAATGGGAGGAGGGTGACATCGTGTTCTCGGATCAACTTATGACAATCCACAAGCGTGATGCCACACTTGATACAGAAGAGAAACGAGAACTGTACAGGACTACTTTTTATTATGATGTATGATTATTTTAGATCTGCTAGGAAAAAGCAAAGAGCATCTCATTTAAGATATTTTCTAATGCACATGATGTACAAATACGGGTTTGACTTTGATACATATATTGATATTGGCGCATGCAATAGTGTTGAGTTGGATCAATACTGTGACTTATTTGATAATGTGGTTGCATTTGAGCCTAATCCAGAAGCTACCATTACACCTAGGGATAATCTGATACTGCATCAAAAGGCATTATCTGACCTAGAAGAAGTCCGTAGTTTCCACATTGACATGACCATACCACATTACTCTACTTTGAACAGATGGGAAATGGACAAGTATATCCCAGAAGGTCACGATTGGAAAATCATGCAAGTCACTACAGCAAAACTTGATGATTACGAATTAAAGGCCAGTTGTATAAAAATTGACACAGAAGGTGAGGATGATGCCGTCGTGCGTGGCGCGTACAACACTATAGCAGAATGGAAACCTATACTTTACCTTGAGTTTATGAGCCAAGAAACAGAACAATTACTTATAGATATAGGGTACACAGTTGAATATTCATCATGGATAGACAACTTTCTAATTCACGAGGATTACATATGATTGATATGGTAAAAATTATTGATGACATTCCGTCCTTTCAGGATGCTTGTCAGGTATGTGCAGAATATGGAGAACTTGATTTAGAATTAGACTTAAAAAAAGTTACACAGGAAGAGGTTAACACCGTGCCTTTACAGACATGGCACCAAGATGGCTCTCATGTTCGGTACTTTCCAAAATACAGTGCATTGTGGTGTGAAACAGCAGAGGAAAATGCACCCATTACTCAAATTATATCTACTCGACTGCCAGATGTAATAGCTGAAAAATATCAAAATGAATCTGTGGTGATGGACTTTAAAAAAACAATCGATGAAGGTTCATTCTTTAAATTTAAAAAGGCTTCACACGCAAGATTATATGCAATGAAGGCCAATAAAACCCCTATGTCCTTAGTAGAGCAAGATGAAAAAGGATGGTTTACAAGGTGGTGTCCTTTCCTAAAAGATGCAGAAAAATATAAAGATCTTGAAAATATTATCTTGGCCAGAGATATCACAAGTATTAAATGGAAACCAAACAGACTTATAATAATGGAAAATAAAGCTACATTACATAGACGTAAGCCTGGAACATATAATGGAGACAGAGTACTGTGGAGAGCCTATATAAGGTAATGATCATGGGGGCAAGTAACGCCGTCAATGATGATAAAACTTGGGTTGATTATCTTTCCTGCGATAACTATACCATACATAATGCAGCTGTAAGAGGAACATCTTGTGATGTTCTAATAGATCAATGGGAGCAAAACAAGTGGTTTGCACCTGATCTTGTTTTGCTTGATACACCACCTCTTTTTAGATTTCATCTTTTTGATATTGCAATAGGTGGACTTGGTAAAGATGTTTTATATACAGACTGGTTAAAAGAATCAAAGCTTTATGCTTGGTATAAAAAGCAGTGGCCTTATAGAACCAGAGAATCGTTTGATATTGTTGTAAATTCGTTAAACGATGCCTTGAATGATACGCACAATAGAAGAGGTATGGAAACTTTATATCGCAGACAAAGACAGCACGTTGATCACTTAAAGTTATTGACCCATGTTATTGAGTTACCTCAACCTAATGGTGATCTTGACGAATTGCATTATACAGAAGAAAGACATCAGGAAATAGCAGACATAGCAGAGACCATTATCAATGAACAAATACGCAATGAACTTGTATTACACACATCTTGATATCAATTATGATTCTGAATTATTAATAAAAGAGTCAAAGATTGCATCTTATAAACCATTTGAAAGTGGTTATAACAATGGAACATTCTTTGCGTATGCACCAACTTGGCTACAAGGCCGCATAACAAACTTTGATAATTTTCCGGAAATTAAAAGACTTACTGAGTATATAGCTCACAAGATTAATTCGTCAGATGTCCGCCCAAGATTTTATAAGCAGGAAGCCAATACCGCAGTTCCTATGCACAGAGATCAAAATACAAAGTGCTGTGTTAATATAGTCCTATCCGAGAAAGCAGCTCCAATAACTTTTGAGGACATAGGTGATATAGATTATAAATGTGCTTTGTTAAATATTACCCAAAGTCATGAGGTAAAAGAATATCCTGAAGAAAGACTGCTCTTAAAATTTTCAATATTTGATGTTGATTACGAAGATGCTGTGGAAAGATGGACCAGTCCTGTGATCAAGATTGATCAAGGAGTTGATGTCGAGAAAATTCTTTTAGAAACAAGTATAATAGACTACGATGGCCAAATATGTTTACAAGGAGTAAAAGGTAATCTTGACCCTCATCTTGGTATAGGTTGGTCTGGAGGTTCTAAAAGTTGGGAAAGACCTCAGACACATTCATATAAATCTCACGAGTTTGATCAAAGCATATTTGACTGCAATTACACCAATTCAATATTAGAAAAATATGGTATGGTTCACACTAGACTGATGGACGTAAAACCAAAAAGTTGTTACTCGTATCATACAGATATTAGAAAAAGATTGCATATACCACTTGAAACAAACGACCATTGTTGGTTCATAATTGACAAACAGTTACACCATTTGCCAGCTGATGGTTCCGTTTATTTGGTTGACACAATGTTGCCACATACGTTTATAAATTGCGGTTCAGAACCTAGAACACATATAGTGTCTCAGTCAATAATCAATCCAAATTTATTTAATTTATCATGAACTTCTTCCCAAGGATGCCTTAAACAGAATTTAAGGATCAATCTATGGTTTGGATCCTTTTCAACTCCATGCATCTTTTGTCCTACTTGAATAAATGCACATTCGTATGGATAAGGTTCATGCTCTATGTGAATCACTGGAATCGTGTCAAGTAAGTTAATGTTAATTGACACCATATTGTCTTCATCTTTATGATGTTGCAACAAAGTATTCGGAAATTGATAAGAGAATCTAGGGAAGTTATTCATACCATAGATATTCAAGTCCATCTCAACCTCTTTTGTAAGTTCCTTTAAAGGATTATCGTCCTTTATCATAAGCTGATACCAAAACAATTCTTGCCTTCTAGGCACAGACCAATGCCATTGACCTTGCTGAATATTCTCGTAGAATATATCTCGCCATTTTTGTTTATTAATTTCGTAATCAAGGTGAATTAAATTTTTTTTCATTTTATTTAAAAAAACACTTTACATTATCTGTAGAATGGTTTATAATAGTATTATAATATTTATCAAAGGAGCTAAAAATGATAAAATATACCGTTTACCAAATTGCAAAAAGTGAAAAAAGTGATCCACGTGGCTTTGATGCTATGATTGATGGTTCACTTGATGTATCATTTTTTAAATCAGCATATAAAGCTGTTTGTGAAATTGAGGCAGTTGACCTTAACCATGTATTCGAAATCGGTAATATTGGTCCAGATGAAAAAATCAGACGTTTTGATTTTCAACCAATGCATTCAATTTCGGTTGGTGATGTGATCTATGATTCATTACTTCGTGAATATCATGTTGTTCAAGGTCTTGGTTTTAAACGTTTGGAAGGAGTTGCATAATGAAAAATACATATGCATATAATTATGGTAAATTAAAAATTAACTCTGAGATTCTTGCTCGTGCAATATCCAATTATATTGAACTAGATGTTGATGGTCGTGGTATGGCTGAATCCAATTTAATGCAGATGGCAGTTAATACCCTTAAATTGGTTAACCAATGTGAAGAAGATTTACAGAAATGAGATCACACAGTTCTGATATTATAAACACAAAAGGCCATCATCTTGTAGGTGTCCGCTGGCCAGTAACTGGTTCAAAGGGTGATACATACGAAGTCGAGATGACTGATTCTGGTTTTTCTTGTGACTGTATTGCTTTTGTGAAATGTAAACATATAAAATCTGTTGAGGCAAAATTTGATGAAGAATCCAATTGCTAGATATTTAATGTGCGCATATGCGTATTACGTAGAGGATAAACCACTTATTGGTGATTATGAATTTGATATGTTGGCCAAATATATTATGCAAAACTATGATAAAATTGACCACTTTCATAAACACTTGGTCACAAAGGGAGACCTTGAGGCTGGTACGTATCTAGGTAAATATCCAGAAAGGGTAAAGGGTGCTGTTAGCCACTGGAGAACCCTTAGGAAAAAACCAAAGTTGCGTCCAATGATGCCATATGAACCGAAAGGTCTTGAAAACTTTTTTTAATTTTTTTAAAAAAAACACTTTACATTATCCCTAGAATGGTTTATAATAGTAGTGTAAGTGTTTTCCAAATTAAGGAGCTAAAAAATGGAAAAGAAAATTAATTATTTCAAAATTACAACCTATCTTGAAAATGGCGATGTATGGGAAACCATCCGTCACACTCGTGAAGGTTTATCTGCTGTTATCCAGTCTATCTGGCAGACAGACGATGTGATTCGTTTTACTGTTGAGGAGAAGCGTTATGCATAAGTCTACTGAAATTATTGCAGCAGTTTTAACAACTGTTTTCTTTTCTGTTATTCTTGGTTATTCGTTAGTGGCATAAGGAGATTATATAATGGCACATCAAATTGAAACAATGGCATACGCAGGAGAAGTTCCATGGCATGGGCTTGGTGTTCCTGTATCTAATGATTTAACACCAGTACAGATGATGGAAAAGGCTGGTGTTGATTGGAGAGTTGATGAGGTTGAGTGTTTTATCAAGACTCGTAATGGTGAAGTCAAGACTGGTCAAAAGGCTCTGGTCCGTAGTACAGATGATAAGATCCTAACCACTGTTGGTGAAAATTGGAATCCTGTTCAGAATGAAGATGCATTCGATTTCTTTGCTGAATATGTAAATGCCGGCGATATGGAAATGCATACTGCTGGTTCCTTAAAGGATGGCCAAATTGTTTGGGCATTGGCAAAGGTAAAGGATTCATTTGAATTATTCAGTGGTGATCGTGTGGATTCATATCTTCTGTTCTCTAATCCTCATCAATATGGTAAATCAATTGATATTCGTTTCACACCTATCCGTGTGGTATGTAATAACACGTTGACATTTGCATTGGACAGTATGTCTGATCGTCAAGTAAAGGTTGGTCATCGTACTGTATTTGATGCATCTTCTGTAAAACAAACTCTTGGTATTGCAACAGATAAAATGCAACAGTATAAAGAAGTTGCAGCATTCCTTGGTTCAAAGAGGTTTACTGCAGATACATATATTGAATATCTGAATACTGTATTCCCACGGACTTCAGATAAAAGAATCCGTAAAGGTATGGATCAGATTGAAATGTTATCACGGAATGCAAAACTTTGTCATGATGCTTTGGAACAACAACCAGGTGCCGAGTTTGCAGAAGGTTCATGGTGGCAGGCATTTAATTCTGTAACCTTTATTACGGATCATGTACAAGGTCGTAATCAGGAAAATCGTCTGGCAAACAGTTGGTTTGGTTATAATCAGTCACGGAAACGTGATGCACTTAAAACAGCATTGGAATTTGCGGAGGCAGCATAATGGAAAAAAATTCAACACTTATAAATTTCAACATGCCTAATCAGCTTAAAGAAAGAGTCGATTACCTAACCAAGGTAAAAAGTATTTCACGGACATCTTTACTAAATATTATGATTGAGGATTGGGTTAGAAGTGAAGAGAAAGCTCTTTTGGATGATAGAATTAATTCAGAAAAGATAAGGCAGGCATAATGAAAAAGATTAATTGGAAAGAAGTATGGAATGAATCCAAAAAACATGGCAATATAGAAGGGCCCGAAAAATGGGCCTTAATTCTAGTGTTTGGATTTATGGCATTGATCTTATTAACAGGTTCTGCTCATGCCGAAACCACTCAGGATCACTATAAACAGGTTATTGTTCAGAAACCATACACTGTTCAAGTATGCACAGAAGGTAATGGAAAATCTGACCTAAATAACTTTTTGGAAGGTGCTATTATAGGAGGCATTATTGGTAACAACATCCCTGGTGAAAAGGGTGGTGGTGCCTTAGGTGCACTTCTTGGTGGTGCTGTAAATACAGAAAATAACAAAGGCAACCGTTGCAGAATGGAAACACGTTATGAAGAAGAATATAAAGAAGTCTATTCCCATAGCACTGTTACTTTTACTCACAATGGTCGCACATATAGTTTGAGGTTTCAAAAATGAGTATGAGAAGTGTAGAGAGAGACGTTCGAGCAATGTCTCTTGGATTGGATGTAGTGAATCAAGAAATTGATTTTTGGGAACAGAAACGAAGTACGGATCGTTCTTCTAAAAAGAGACTTGAAAGACTACGTGCTGCTCGTAAACATCTAATCGAAAATCCAAAAGAATCCCAGAAACTGATTGATAGGTTAAATTAATGAAAGCACATAAACCGGAAATGATTGCCGCTTGGGCACGTCAGAATAACATTGATGGATTCGAACAATACGATCCGAAATGGCAAGAGAAGAATCGTATGCGTGCATTAAAGTGGAGACAAAAGCAAGATGAGAGAAAGAACTCTGAAGCTCAAAGAACACAGTATTAAACTCTTTAAGAAGGTAAGAAAAATGGATCTAGGGAATCCCGTAATGACGGCACTTGTAGGACTTGTTATTTTCTACATTGGTCTCAAAACATTTTCAGGTGGCATGAAGTCTATGGGCAACATGGAACATCTTGCTTGGTTCACTGGTAACGTATTCTATATGTTTATTGGTGGTATCATTATGACTTTACTTTGGCAGTCATCATCCCTCTCAACTACTGCCATTATTGCTCTTGTTGCATCAGGAGCGATACCATTACCTGCTGCAATTGCTGCAGTACTAGGTGCTAACATAGGAACGACCGGAACTATCTGGTTGGCAGGTTTGCTTGTCTCGGATGGTATGCCAAAGGGCGATACTTTACGAATAGCAATGGCACATACTGGTGTCAATCTATTGATGGCAATGGCACTCCTACCGTTCGTCGGGCGAATAGCTCAATTCTTAGGAAGATTTTAATTAAAATAAAAAATAATTATTGGAAAAAAGGCGGCTCCGGTCGCCTTTTTTTGTTTACAAAATATTATAAATAGTGTATAATAAACATATAATAAAAATTTTATAAGGTAATCACTATGGAATCCTTTTTACGACATTTGACAAATAAAGAATTTGCCACTATGCTTCAGAATGATAAAATTAATAGTGAATATGAAAACATAGTAGAAGCAAAAAATTCCTCATTTGATGCAATTATTGATGCGACATTAAAAGATGAGGAAAAAAAGGTTCAGGGTAGATACAGTTTGCAAAATAAAAGTTTTAAACTAAATATTGATCGAAGAGATCAAGATGCCTTTGTAAAACTATTTAAAAAGGCCCCTGATAAAACAGTGGGTAATGGAGAGGTTTCCCTATATTGGTTATTTAATGGTGGTACAAGAAAAAGGGCATATGAAACAAGAGGTGGTAATGAACCTGATCTAAAAATTGATGGCAAGTCTGTTGAGGTAAAAGCATACCCTTATCATGACCCTATCAGTCTAGGTAGATTTCAAGATCGTAGAGCATTCCGTAGTCTTGTCAATACTCTGTTTGGTGTTTCCAACTTGGCGCAAGCATTTGAAGGCGGCGAAGGTAGAGGTGAACAAAGTTTCAAAGGTGAATTATCATTTAAATATGATGACCTTCTAGCCAGTGCTCAGAAATTTTTGGACTTACAAGATGTTTTAGCTGGTAATAAAAAAATCTTAGGTAAGTTTCCCGTATTTAAACAAATGGATAGAACAATAACCCAATTTAATACTGCAATGAAAGCAATTGGTCTAAATGCAAGAAACCCAAATGCAAATGATATTGCAATTCAATTAATGAAACATCTCATTGAAGTTTCTGTTGGTGATAAACCAGGTGATAAAGGATATATTGCAAACCTTAAGGATAAGGATCCACTTGACATATATTTCCATTATATTGATTTTGCAAATATGACAGATGATGAAAAGATATTATCACAAAGGGGTACATTCTCAATTAATGGTGGTGTATTTAAAGCCAATTTCTCAAGGTTGTTTGGATAATGGCAATTAATCAGTACATAGACAATGACGCAATTAATATCGCATCTGGTCGTGCAGTAAATCATAGGCATGTTCATAAGTTTGGATATAATCCTGATGCTAGTAATAATTATGAAGACATTTGGGCACAGGGTGGTCAGATTACTTTTGCTACAGCAGGTCATGTTGCCACTATCGCTAGTAATTTAGCAAATGCTGGTTCTGAAATCACCATTCAAGGACTTGACGAAAATTATGATGAAATTGAAGAAGTATTATTAATTGATGGTTCGGGTAATGCTACTGGAACAAAAGAGTTTCTTAGAATCAACCGTGCCTTTGTTTCAAACGATACTCCAACCGAAGCAGTCATGCGTATACAACTCAATAGTGTGAATACTGCACGTATTGAAGTTGCCCATCAACAAACTATGCAAAACATTTATACAGTTCCGAGAGGTCATACTGCATATCTTCTTCAGTTAAGTGTTGGAATTCAATCAAAGGATAAAGATGGTGAGTTTAGACTTTATGTGAGAGAACATGGTGGTTCTTTCAGAACAAGAGACTTCTTAACTATGCAGACTAATTTTATAGAAAAGCACTATCCTATTCCATTAAAGTTTCCTGAAAAGACCGACATAAAGTTACAATGTAAACTTACTGGTGCTGATGCTGGTGTATCAGGAACTTTTGACTTAATATTGGTAAAAGGCAGATGAGAAATTTTAACGAATTCATAACAGAAAACAAGAATACACATATGACCCATATCGAGGATAAAGTCCTATATGGGGGTGTAAACGGAACTAGAGAAGCAATAATGGCCTTAAGGTCATTAAGAGATATGCTAGGAGGAGTCAAAGATGGTAATGTATCTGTTAAGTGGGACGGTGCTCCTGCTATCTTTGCTGGGACTGATCCTAGGGATGGCAGATTCTTCGTGGCGAAAAAGGGGATCTTTAACAAATCTCCCAAAGTATACAAGAGCGATGCTGATATCGATGATGATACTAGTGGCGATCTTGCTGACAAACTTAAACTTGCTTTACAATATCTACCTGCTCTAGGAATAAAGGGTGTAATTCAAGGAGACTTTCTATATGGTCCAGGAGATGTTAAGAGGAAAAAAATTAAAGGTAAAACTTATATTACCTTTCACCCTAATACGATCGTATATGCGTTACCTATTGGAACAGAAGCGGCCAATAAGGTCACAACAGCAAAAATCGGTATCGTATGGCACACCACATATACAGGCGAAACATTTGAATCTATGAAAGCATCTTATGGTGTTGATGTCAGTAAATTAAGACCATCAAAAGACGTATGGTCACAAGATGCGATGCTTCGTGATATGACGAATTTTACCATGTCAAAGACAGATACAGAAGAAGTTAATGGTTATCTTTCAACAGCAGGTGTATTATTTAATCAAATCAGTGGCACAACACTTCGCCAATTAGAGGCAAACCCTAAACTTGCTCAAATGATTGAAACATATAATAATACGTTTGTCCGTAAAGGTCAAGTCATTACAAACACTCGTACGCATGTAGCCGGTCTTATTCGTTATATTAAAGGTAAATATAAAAAGGAAATTGATACACGTAAGACTTCTGCAGGTAAAGCAACTCAACAGGCTAAACTTGATGAACTTCTTGCATTCTTTTCAAATTCCAATAAAAGATCATTACAAAGAATGTTCGATTTACAAAAAGTTATTGTATTAGCAAAACTAAAACTTATAAATATATTAAACAAATTGTCAACAACTGATACTTTCTTAAAAACCAGTAATGGTTATAAAGTAACTGGAGAGGAAGGATATGTTGCAATTGACAAACTTGGTGGTGATGCAGTGAAAATTGTGGACCGTATGGAATTCTCATACGCAAACTTTTCACCCGATATATTAAAGGGATGGGATAAACCAGGAAGGAAGTGATAATGGCAAAACCATTGTCTTTTAAACTGTTTTCAGTAGACGAGGCTCTTACTGTACAGCAACGCATTCAGCGTGGCCGTCAGATGAAGAAGATCAAACATAAAATTGCTCTTGGTCGTAAAAAAGCGGCTCGTCGAATGGCCTCCAAAGACACTCTCGAAAAAAGATCCCTCCGACAAGCTCGAATAAATATCTTTAAGAAACTTACAAAAGGTATGGAAAAAAGTGAGCTTTCATTTTCACGTCGTGCAGAAATTGAAAAGAGACTTGGTTCTCCTACGATGAAAAGAAAGATTGCTACCATGGCCAAAAGAATGTTTAAAGATGTTAGGAAAAAAGAAATTGACCGTAAACGTGGACCAAAAAAGGAAACCTAGTCAATGAAATTGTTTAGACAAATAAGACAAGAATTAGCAGAAGGTCGTGAGGATACAAACAAATTAATCAAAACTGCAATTCAAAACTTATCACACGGCCGAGGTAGTGATCACAGTGGTCATGAAGGTATGTCACGATACCATTCATCTATGGCTGATGAGCATAAAGGCACTGAAGCTGCAAAACACCATAAACGTGCAGCAGATCACCATGCCCGAGCTATGGCCGCGTTGAAAAAAGGTAATTTAAAGGGTGGATTAACTCACGCAAAGAATGCCGCAGATGCTGCCGATGCCGCCAATAAAGCGCAGGGTAATAAAAGTAAATCCACTAGGGCAGGTAAAGCTGATTCCATGGCACTTTATAAAGACCATGAAAGAGAGACAAACTTCACTCAGCGCGCACGAGACCGTGATGATGAAAATTTAAGCAGAGGTAAGCCAAAAAGAAGTGACAAACCTATTCAACGTGCAATTGGTAAAACTAAAAGCAGAATTAGAAGAATGATAGGCAAACGTTAAGTGACAATTAATTCTTTTAAAAATTATCTTATTGAAGAAGAAAAGACGGTTTATTTTACCTTTGGTAGAATGAATCCACCTACTATTGGGCATGAAAAACTTTTGGATAAATTATCACAAAGTGCTGGTAAAAATCCATATAAGGTTTATCTTTCCCAAACTCAAGACGCAGACAAAAATCCCCTGTCATATAGAGATAAAGTAAAGTTTGCCCGTAAAATGTTTCCAAGACATGCACGGCAAATTATGATGGACACATCAGTTAAAAATATCTTTGACATAGCAGTAAAGTTATATAACGAAGGATTTAAAAATGTGGCTATGGTTGTTGGTTCTGATCGTATTCGTGAGTTTGATATTCTATTAAAAAAATATAATGCCAAAAAAGGTAAACATGGGTTTTATAATTTTGCAAAAATCACTGTAGTATCTGCAGGTGATCGTGACCCAGATGCCGAAGGTGCTGAAGGAATGTCTGCATCTAAGATGAGGGCAGCTGCCTCATCAAATGATTTCTCTCAATTCTCTCAAGGGTTACCAAAGGCCGTTGGTAATGCTGACGCCAAAAAGATTTATAATTCAGTTCGGTCTGGTATGGGTCTTACAGAACAAACACAATTTAAAAATCATATTCAACTTGAACCAATTTCAGAAATAAGAGAATCCTATATGGATGGTAAATTATTTGAAATTGGTGACGAGGTAGTAATTAAAGGACAAGGTGTAGTTGCTGAAATAAAACACTTAGGCACAAATTATGTCATTGTGGAATCCAAGGGTGAAATTTATAGAAAGTGGCTAACAGACGTAGAAAAAGTTGATCCTAATGAAGAATTTGAATATGATGTAGTTGATTTTATAAAATTGGATGAGGCAAAGAAATCCGAAAGAAAACCTGGAGAGGATCCGGACATTGGAGATCGTAAAGGATCACAACCTGCTGGATATTATAGAGGCCTTAAAAAATCCACAAAGCAAAAACGTGCAGCACATTTTGCCAAACACGGTAAAAAAGATGATGATGACGATTCTGCATATAAACCAGCGCCTGGTGATAAAACCGCAAAAACCAAACCTTCTGTGCATACTAAAAAATTCAAACAAATGTTCGGCGAACAAGACAGAGTTGATATTGCTAAAAAAAGAATTAAAAGACAAAAGGCAGCTGCAGCTAAACGTCACGACAGTATGATGGACAGAGCTCGTATTAGAGATGCTAAGAAAAAAAATAGGGAAACATCATGATTAAATTTAATCAATATATCGAAGAAAAGGCTGATGCTGGTCTAAAGAAAAAGGCCGAAAAATCTGGTATGCCACTTGGTATCCTACGCAAGGTATATAATCGTGGTGTTGCCGCTTGGAGAACAGGCCATCGCCCAGGTACAACACCACAGCAATGGGGAATGGCTCGTGTCAATTCATTTGTAACTAAGTCCTCAGGTACTTGGGGTAAAGCAGATAAAGATTTAGCAGCAAAGGTAAGAGGATAAAATGAAAACATTAGATGAAATAAAATCAGAACTTGATGAAGGTATTATTGGTGCAGTAGGTAAAGGTATTAAGAAAGTTGCAAGTCCTGTAACTAATCGTTTGACAACCACAGGTCGTGCTAAAATTGCTCAAAAGAAAATTGATAAACACAATACCAAGGTGCAACAAAAAGATACAATTGCAAAAGCAAATGCGGCTGGTAAATCTGCCTTTGGACTTACTCAAAAATCAAGAGCAGCAAATGCTAAAAAGAAATTAGATAAAATTGCTCAGAAAAAAGCGGCCCAAGATACTATTGCTCGCGCCAAACAATTAAAAAAAGGTGTAACTGCTGGTATGGAATATGAAGGCAAGAAAATGGATTCCGCTGCTATGAAAAAGGCAATGGATGTTTTCAAGAAACGTGGTGGTAAAATTAAAAAGGTTGCTCCTGGTAAGGCAGCAGGATATCACGGTAAAGATGATCCTGGTGCAAATATGCATGGTATGATGGATCGTGGTGACACTAAGGGGTTCAATCGTAAGAAAAAAGTAAAGTCAATGGGTCGTGAACAAGTTGATGAGATCTCTAAGAAAACTGCAGGATCATATATCAAAAAGGCTTCAGATAATATGAGTAGACAGGCAGACAAAATGGCTAGAGCTCAACGCGCCGATGGTCCACCGGACAAGGCAGTTAATAAGTTTGTTAATCGTCGCACAGGTATTGCTCGAGCGGTAAATCGGTTGACTAAGTAGGAGTATGAGATGAAAAAGTTTAAAGGATTTTACGAGGCAATGAAATTTGAAGTAGACATTGAAGGTTTACCAAAAGTCTATATGGATGGTAATTCACCATCTGAGGTAAAGGCACATCTTCGTAAATTAGTTAAACAACCATCTATGATCAAATCAGTAAATCGGATGACAAAACATGACGTTAAAAAAGTCTACAGAGACAAAGCCCAAGGCAAAGACCAAAGTTCTTGATTACGGAACTCCTGAAGCTACAGCAAAGGCAATTGCAATGACACCAGGACAGAAAATGATTAAGTTTAAAGAACATTTACAAAATCAAGACCTTTTATATCATGCAGAAAATGATATTCCTCTGGGTGAGCTTTATCGTGTTGGGTCACAATCCTATTATAGGGTATTCCGTGAGGCCAGAGAATTATATTCTGACGGAAAGGTTGAACTTTCTGGATTAAATCTTCATTTAATTGAAAATACGGATATTGGCGAATTTGGTCAATATGAAGGAAACCCTGTCCCATTAGATTCTCCAATGGTTATGGAATCTGAATATGATGGTCGGGATGTTGAATTGAATAAACCCAAAAAGGGTGGACCAAAAAAGTATTATGTGTATGTTAAGGACCCATCAACTGGTAATATTAAAAAGGTTACGTGGGGTGATACCACTGGATTAAAAGTCAAATTAAATGATAAAGGTGCTCGGGCATCATTTGCTGCAAGACATAAATGTGATACGAGAAAAGATAGAACAAAGGCTTCATATTGGGCATGTAATTTACCAAGATATGCAAAACAATTGGGGTTAAGTGGAGGAGGCAACTTCTTTTGGTAGAACCTTATATTGATCGGTTCGAAGAGGATGGGTCAAGAACTAGGACATTTTCTTCGGACATAGACAGTGATGAGTTAATTTGGCATAGGGATAAAAAGGACAGAGAAATAACCATTTTATCCGGTGTAGGTTGGAAATTACAAATGGAAGATAAATTACCAAAAGAATTAGAATTAGGAAAACTATATCACATACCTAAAATGGAATATCATAGAGTAATTAAAGGTAAAGATAATTTAATAATAAAGATATGGGAAAATGGCAGCTAAATTAAGTGAAAATACAGAAGTAGCATTGCCGCTACGTAATATCATCAGTATGATTGCTGGCGCATCGCTTGCGACATGGGCATACTTTGGTATCGTAGAAAGATTAAACACACTCGAGACAAACATCACTATGATGAAGTCTGATCTCGAAATGAATACAGAGTTTCGCATTAAATGGCCGCGAGGAGAAATGGGTTCACTACCTGCGGACAGTGAGCAGTTTATGTTGATTGAACACGTTGCAACCGAACTGGAAAAATTAACAGACGAAATAGAGGGTGGTCAAGCACCATTCGATCAACAACAAAAACTGCAGATCGAGTTTATGTTACAAAGAATTGAGCAGTTGGAAGCGGCACACGAAAAGATCAGAGGCGATATTATGGATCTGATTCATTCAAATAGTCAAATTTCATTGCCATCTGCAAATAAACATGAAGGACACTAGATATGATTGTAGGGGAGTTTATCATATTATTAATGTTTTTTGGCGATCCGATTGGACTCAAAGAATATACTGTAAGGGATAGTTTGGGCGAGTGTATGAAGGCAAAAAGAACTATCGAAAGAAATATACGTGGTGGCAAATCAAAAGAGCATAAGAGCGCATTGATGTTATCATGCCGTAAAATGGAAGTCGTCGTTGACGCAGATTATAGAATACTTGAATTCGTTAATACAGAAACCAATAAGATTAGGGTCAAATAATAATGGCAGATGGTAATACCAACGTTAGACTAGATAGAATTGAACAAAAGCTAGATAGTCTTGCAGATGCGCTAGTAATGATGGCTAGAGCAGAAGAAAAACTCATAGGGAAAGAAGACCATGATCGAGCATATGAAAGAATGAATAGATTATCTAAAAAGATTGACGAAATTGAAAAGAAAGTAGATGATAATGCCCACACTGTTGGGATTATAAATAAATTAGTATTAGCAGCGATAGTCGCTGCCGTTGGCGCAGTAG